AGTGACATAGCGATAGGTGCCGCCCATCTCGGTGCCGAGCCGCTCGTGGATCGCAGCCGTGACGGCGTCTTGAATGTCAGAGAACGACATTGACCCGCCCACCATGGCCTCGGATGTGGACTGTTCGCGCATCGTTCGCGCCTCCTTAGTGGGGTGGGAGGTCTTTCGCCGGGCGCGCGCCGCGCGGGACCGGTCTTCCTGCTCGTACGCCGCCCGCTCGCCGGCCATCTGCTTGCGGTACTCCGTGGCGGTCAACCGGCCGCCGTTTTCGTCGAAGTGCTTCCGCAGCTCTTCCGAGGCGTACTTGTCGACGCGTGACTGCGGCCCGGTGAACAGGCTGATGGGGTCAACCCCTGCGTCGTGGCCGGCGCGGCTCAGCATGTAACCGTTCGTGGCGTGTTCGGCAGTGGTGAAGGCGTTGTGCACAGCGAGGTAGTGGTCCTCTTTTTGGCGTGCAAACTGGGCTTTGCGCCGCTCTGTCGCGTCCCGCTTGGTGGCCGCAGCTTTCTCCCGCCGGTTCAGCTCCGGGAGGTACTTCTCAATCGACGCGTCGCTGCTCCAGTCGATGGAGGCGTTCAGCCGCTCGTCGGACATGGAGCGCATCACGTGCTTGTCCGTGAACAGCGGACGGGATCCACGACCGCCACCGGCTCGCTTGTGACCGTGCCCGGGCTTGTGGCCGTGATTCTTGTCGAGGACGGCTGCAGGGCTGACCGGGATCCAGCCGTGCTTCCATTCGCCCGCCTCCGTGACCGAGATATGAGTGACGGTCTTCCTCGGTGGTACGGGCGCCTTCGCCACGGGCACCTTCTTGGCCGCTCCCTTGGCCGCTCCCTTGGCGGCGAGGCGCATGATGCGGGTGGCCGAGTGGGGCTTGAGGGTCTTGGCGGTCGTGAGCTTGCGCAGTAGCGCAGGTGTGACCTTGCCGTCCTGCTTCAGGCCGAGCAGTCGCTGAGCAGCCTTGACGGCCGCCGTGGTCTTCGGGCCGAGCTTGCCGTCCACCTTCAGGCGGTGGCCCTGCGCGTCCTTCAGCCCCAGCCGGTTCAGGCCGACCTGGAGTTTCGTGACGCGAGGGTCGCCGCCCCGGGAGCCGTAACCGGCGTGCAGGCTCAGCGTGCCGTGGGAGGCCTTGGCGTGATCGGTGGCCTTCTTCGCGCCGCCCTTCGCCGCACCCTTCCCGCCTTTGCCCTTGGTCTGCGTGCCCTCGCCGTTCTCATCGATCGCGGCGAACTGGCCACCGGTCGGACCGCCGGCGGGAGCATGCGGGTGCTTGGTCGGGTCGAATGCCTCAGTCATGCGCACCGGGGCGTCAGGGTCGAAGCCGTGACCGCACGCCGGGCACGTCACCTCGGCCGGATCGTTCATGTCAGCCCTTGCCCCTGCCGCTACGCGCGGTGGACGGCGTGGGCTTCTTCTCCGGCTCAGGCTTGCGATCCGGGCCCGGCGCGGACCGCTCGGGGACGGCTTCCAGGTCGATCGTCTGGCCGTCGTGCGTGGTCACCAGGTAGCCGCCGTCGACTTCCTCGATGTCCGCGATCTCAGACACCTTCATGCCGGTCGCCAGATGAGCATCGTGTGCACTCAACATCACTTACCTCCTACGGTCTTGAGCCGTCGTACGGACTCGGTCTGTGCGTCATCCACGGCCGTGGCAACGTCACCAGCGTCAGCGTCTGGCGTGTCCAAGGACGCCGTGTACGGCACGCCCATGTAGTCCTCCCACGCCTTCCGTGCCGCCACCTTCGCGGCCTCGGGCGTCAGGACCTTCGCGGCGACCATGCCCGACAGGGCGGTGGAGATGTTCAGCAGCACCTGCGCAGTGATCTCCGCATCGGCGGCCGCGATCTCAGGGCCACGCACCGACACAGACCGGCTCGCCGGGATCTCGTAGGTCTCACCAGTGCGCGGGTCCGTGGCCTCAACAGTGCGAGACAACCGGCCCGCGGCAACCGCCCGGTCCACGACGAAGGCGTTCAGCTCGGTCTGGTAGCCCAGCCACAGCTTCTGAATCTCGCCGACGCGCCGCCGTACGGGCTCGGCCATCGTGTGGCTGGTCGCCCTGTTCGCGCCGTCCGGCTCGGCAAGCCACGTCTTGGCCAGCCCGGCGCCGGCGGCGACCTGAGTCAGCACGCTCTGCGCGGCGACGCTGTCCTCATCGGCTCCGGTCGAGACGTATTTCGGCTCCCACTTCACGGCCTCGTTGTGGACCTCGATGGTGCCCGACTGCGGGACGTGCAGCCCGCCGCGGTCCGAGACGAACTGGTTCACCGCTGCCTGGTCGCCCTGAACCGTGACGTCGAAGACCATGTATCTGGCTAGCGCCGTGCGGTCGATCAGGTTGGATAGCACCGTGTCGTAGGAGTCGAGCTGGTCGAGGATCGAGCCGAGGAAGGAGTAGCCGCGGATGTCGGTGTCGAGCGCTTTGAATGACGGCCAGAAGACCGCTTCACCCTCGCGGAGCCCGGACTCGTCCGAGACCATGGCCACACTCTTGGGGGTTCCGCCGTCGTCGAGCGAACCCTTGTCGAGCCACACCTTTGATGGCCACAGCGCATTGCCATGCAGCAGGTCCACGCCCTGGATACGGCCGACGTCGATCGGGCTGTAGCGGACGACGCCCGACATGTTCCCGACCATCATTTCCCAGCACGACTCACCCATCAGCAGGTGCGAGCGCAGGTGCAGGCCCTGCCTGCTCCCCAGGTTGTTGCGAGGGTCGGTCCAGAACTCATCCACGACGCGCTTGACGTCCACGTTCGAGGCGTCGACGTTCACACCCGAGTCGCCGACGCAGAAGGAGGTGAACGTGTCGATGATCGCTTTCGCCATCGGGTTCGACCTGTAGGCGTTGACGGCGTAGATCCTGGCCTTCTCCGCAGTCCACCACGGGACCTCGCGCAGCCCCTTGGAGCCTGCGGGACGCCAGCCGGAATCCCCGTCGACCGGATCAACGCCACCCCAGCCGCCGACCGCACCAGTGGCGACCAGCTGCTCCGAGGTGACCGCCTCCGTCGAGCGGCGAGGCGGCGCGAACCAGGGCTTCACGAGGCCTTAGCCGCCTCGCGCACCACAGCAGCCGGGCGAACGCTGACCGGAGCCACAGCCACCTTCGGAGCCTGCGCGGGAGCGGCCTCGGCACTCGCCTGGGCCAGAGCCGCCAGACCGAACGCGAACACGCCGCCGGTCAGCACCGCCCACCAGACGTTATGGGTCAGACCACCGACCGCCACGACCATGCCCAGCAGGCCCAGCAGGCCGATCAAGTTACTCAAGGCTCCAGCCGCGATGCGCGGCAGCCTGATGCGGATCTCCATAGCGCCTCCTCAGAGCTTCAGTCGTGACGTCGGGCGGAACATGGACTGCGCACCGGGCTTGGCCGCCTGAGCGGTAGCCGGGGCGTTTGTGGGTTCGGGGACCGGTGCGGTGAGCAGGCCCCAGCGGACCAGGGTGATCGCGACCAGCGGCGAGATGTCGACGGACAGGCCCTTGCGAGCCAGCAGCCAGGCGTCTCCGAGCGGCCGCTTCTGCGCACCGGCCAAAGCAGCGTTCAGAACCGGGTCATCCAGGTGCACCACGTCGCCCGCGTCACAGACCGAGTCATGCAGGCCCTGCGCCGCGTGGCACGCGTCCCTGGTCGTCGGCTTCGTTACCTCAATGCCCGCGGCCTCAAGGTCGGCGATAAGAGATCCGGCCGGCCCGGCCGCGTCCACGATGAACGGCAGCGGGCCCCAGCGCTGGCGTAGCTCGAGCGCGCGGGCGACAACCCAACTGGTGCCGCGCTGGTGGTCAACGATCTCGAGTTGCATGCGGCCATCGGCCCGGTACCCGCCGACTGCGATGGAGGCGTACGACCGCTCGGGGGTGACGTCCAGAGAGAACGCACCCGGCCTGAGCATCTGCCCACCAGGGTCGGCCAGGCCTTCCCACGCGGCGCGGGGGATGACCAGCCACTCCTCGGGAGCGTCGTCGGGCCATTGGTTCAAAAATGCGCGCCGGAACTCAGGGAGCTCCATCCCGGCGAGGTTCGCCGCGATCGCCGCCTCGGTCACCGTGTGGCCCAGAGCAGGCATGCACGCCCGCCAGGTCGCCGGGTCCTCAGGGTCAGCGGTGGGCGGGGCCGACCACTCGAAGTAGGCGACCGCATCCGTCAGGCCCAGCTCGCAACGGGCCCGGCCCGCGTCGACCTTCTTACGCAGGAACGCGGACTTGCGGGTGCCTGCCGTGCTGACCACCCACAGTTGAGGCTGCGGACGCGTGATCATCGTCGGGCGTAGACCCTGCTCCAGCCGCGAGTCCTCCTGGGCAAAAGCTTCGTCGATGACGCCCATGTCGAGCGTCTCGCCGTGGCCGGCCTTCTCCGTCGAGGACGTGATGCCGTGTGAGGACCCGTTGTCCCAGTGGATCGCCTCGGACCCGTTGGACTTCTTGACCCGGAACAGATTCCGCAGCGGGGACAGCTCCAGCACACGAACGTGCTCCTCTTCCCACTTGCGCCGCGCATCATTTCTGGTCTGCGCGGTGTAGAGGATCCGCTGCCGGGAGCCGAACCCGCGGGCCCGGTGAATCATCGCCGACAGCAGCAGCGTGGTCTTGCCGGACTGGCGAGGAACCGTCATCACGACCTCGCGATAGACCAGCAGGCCCGTCTCCGGGTCCACCTCCAGCGCGACGTCGGCGACCAGCTGCTGCCACGGCATGAGCGGCTGGCCAAGGATGTTCGCGACCGCTGCGACCTTCGGGCCGAGCGTCGGCCGGTCAGTTCGCGGGGTTGACCACCGGGGAGCGCAGGAAGTCGTCGAGCTCATTGGAGGCGCCGCCAGCATCCGAGGCCTCCTTCAGAGTGGTCAGGGTCTCTCGGAGCTCACGGGCCACCGCGGCGGCGCCCATCCCGCGCGCCTTGCCGGAGTCGATCTGGCGGGCGAGCACGTAGGAGGACTCGGCGAGGGGCTTCTGGATGCCGGTGAGTTCGTCCATGTCAGCGACCGCATCCCGGCACGCCTGCTCTACGGCCCCGGGATCGTCACGTTGCGTGGT